GATTCTGCTGGAGAGGCAACTCATCAGCACGGACGAGGCTCTCTACGTGGCCGGCATGGGTGGAAAGCCGAAGGCAGCGGAGTGAACATGGTCATGGTGCTGGAGGACCGCATGGTCCAGGAGATTGCTCGCATAGGCAGACTCCGAGCTCCCGCGGAGGCCTGTGGCATACTTCTTCCATACGCAGTAAATGGGAGGCAGATCGTCGAGCTTCCCAACCGGAGTCTCGAGGAGAATCACGAGTTCGAGCTTTGGGGTGAAGACATCGCCCTGATCGTGGAAGAGCTACAGGAGCATCAGACGATCAACGCCCAGTTCTTGCGGGAGACCGTGATCTGGCACACGCACCCACGGGGGAATCTGGGGCCCTCGAGGTTTGACATGGACAATAAGCCACCCGAGTTTCAGAGTCTGGTGGTGACGCTCTTCGAGGATGGAACCGCGAAGGGCACCTGGTTTTAGCCCTCTCTGCTGCGCGTCCTCATCCCAGCAGAGAGGGCCCAGCATGCACAACTGAATAGTTCGCCGAAGTCGCTGCACCTCGCCCGGCCAGTAGCTTCGGCGTTCCACACCCGACGAGTGCCGCACGGCCAGCGCGCAGAGCACCCGGGTGAAAGCCGGGGGAGATGGCCGCACGCCCCCATCTTCCCCGGCACAGACCCAAGAAGGAGGGTGAACATGGCTACTAAGCCACGCAGGATCGATGGAGTCGACACTAGCCACCACCAGAGTGGCGAGCACAACCTGGCCTCAGCGAAGAAGGCCGGGGTCGACTTCTGGTACCACAAGGCGACCGAGGGGGCGAGCTTCAGAGATGCCAAGTACGTGCAACGTCGTCGTGAGGCCCAGAAGGCGGGGATTCCGTTCGGGGCCTACCACTTCGCCCGCCCGGAGAATGGTGACGCCTCGCTGGAGGCCAAGTTCTTTCTGCAGGTGGCCCAGCCACAGCCTGGCGACCTGGTGCCGGCGCTCGACATCGAGGTGAACGACGCCCGCATGTCTCGGGCGGAGTTGACGAGGTGGATCGCCAACTGGGTCGCCCAGATCCAGCGGGTCGTCCACGTGAAGCCGCTCATCTACACACCATTCGACCTCGACAGTGACTTCGGTTGTCTGTTGTGGCAGCCTCGCTACAACGACAGCAACACACCCCCAGTCGCGGCAGAGCCCTGGCGACGCTGGGACATCTGGCAGTTCAGCAACGGACAGCTGGGTGTTCCCGATCAAGTGCCGGGCTTCGGCAGGGTGGACATCAACACCATGCGGGACGGACTCAGGGTGAGGGAGTTCCGTATTCCGGAGATCGAGAAGGAACCCCCCGAGCCCACCAGGACGGGCAAGTTGAGGTTCGTTTCCCAGAACGTCAAGGCTCTGCCGCTCATGCCCCAGTTCGACGTCGTGGAGGACGTCGTGCTCACCGCCAGCCAGGCCCACGTCGTGGGATGGCAGGAGATTGGTATTCCACGATATGACGACGCAGTCATGTCGCTGGACCCCAAGGTCTGGGGGCACTTTTTCGCCGGCATGCGGAGGCAGGGAGGCTACGAGTCACCCATCTCCTACCGCAAGGAGATGTTCAAGGCCACCGACGGCGATGCTCTGCTGCTCAGTCCGGCCAACGCCGCGATCAGCCATCGGAAGTACTTCACCTGGGTGGTACTGGAGCATATCCCCAGTGGCGCCCACATCCTGGTCACCAACAAGCACTACATCGCTGGCGCGTGGCGCAAGGACAAGCACGACAAGAAGCTGCGCCAGCAGATCTGGCGCGAGTCACGTGACGAGGTCGAGCTGCCGTTCCTGAGGCAGTTCATCAAGGACCACCCCAACATGCCGATCGTCAACCTCGGCGACTACAACGCCCAGCTGGCGGGGGGCAACGACTCGGAGGAGTATCCGAGGAAAATCGCCAACCGCACCATCTACTTCCTGACCAAGGAACGCTCGATTGACCAGGTCATGCTGATCAACGGCAAGAAGTGGAAGTGGGACATCGACGACGAGGACGGCGAGCTTCTGCCAGGACGAAACAGTGACCACCAGGGCCGTCGAGGAACGGCGAGACTGAAGAAGGTGACGAAGTGACGGAACGACTCCAGGTCATACCGACCCTTCCGGGCATGGGGAGGTCGCTGATCGCCCACGACGAGAAGTCCAAGATGTACCCCGCCCGGGGACTTCTTTCGGTCGACCAACTCAAGCCGAGGGATAGGGTGTGGAGGCGGGGTGGGCCCTACGACCAGAGCAACTCCTCGACCTGCGTGACCCACACCGGCAAAGGCATGTTGAACACGGCACCCCTGTCCAGCAAGGCCTCGTACTACCGACGCAGCAGGTACGACCCCTTCGCCTGGTATCCCGAGGTGCAGCGGCGTGACGAGTGGCCCGGCGAGTCACCGGACTACGAGGGCACCAGCGGTCTGGGGCTGTGCAAGTACCTCCTTGAGATCGGCCTGATCGAGGAGTATCGCTGGAACTTTGGTCTCCAAGACACGCTGCTCAGCCTGTCACACGTTGGGCCGGTTGGCCTGGGCATCTGGTGGAAGAGTGGGATGTGGCGGACTGACGCAGACGGCTACATCCACGCCACCGGCGAGAACGAGGGCGGTCATGAGGTGGAACTCATCGGAGTCGACGTCAGTGAGCGCTGCGTGATCGGCATGAACTCCTGGGGCGACAACTGGGGAGTTCGTGGCCGATTCAAGCTCCACTGGGAGGACCTCGAGACGCTGCTGGCGGAGCAGGGTGATGCGTTCGTGATCATCAAGTGATCGAGGGCACGCGAGGGAAGTGCTCAGGGATCGATTCAGGATGGCGGGATCGCTCGTGCGAGGGTCACGATCATCGAGCAGAACCAATGCGAGAGGAAAGCACATGAGCCCGGTAAGAACCGGGGGGGATCTCCCCGACCCGATCAACACTGAGACCGAGTACATGGGTAAAGTGCCCACGACCAACTCAGTCACCGACCTGGGCCCCGAGGGCCGAACCCTCGAGAACACCGAGAAGAAGCGACTGGGCCTGCTGACCGGGCAGGAGCAGGACCCCGACGCTCCCCTCGAGCCCGGATTCATGGGCGGTGTGGACAGCAACTTCCCGCAGCATGACCCGGCAGAGCGACCCGACGAGAACTACCGCTCGGAGGACTATCTCTCGTGAGTGCGGTTGAGGTCCCGGAGGGCCTGGTTTTTCGCAAGGATGCATACTTCGAGCGAACGGGGTATCACCCCCACCGGGGTCAGCGTGAGATTCACTACAACAACGTCCGCCATCGTGCGCTCTCCAATGGTCGGCGGTGGGGTAAGACTCTGTTAGGGGGCAAGGACGCTGAGTGTGAGGCGTTCGTGAAGAACTTTCTCGGTGAACCGAAGCAGGGCTGGATCATTGGCCCTGAGTACCCCGACTGCGAGAAGGAGTTTCGCGTAGTCTACAACACCTTCAAGAAGCTGGGCATTGACCAGGTCAGCTCGAAGTTCTTGAACAATGTTGAGTCAGGGTCGATGCGGATCCACACCAAGTGGGGCTTCGATCTTCAGTGCCGCTCGGCGAAGCACCCTGACAGCTTGGTCGGTGAGGGTCTTGACTTCGTGTTGATGGTGGAGGCCGGCAAGCACCACCGACGCACCTTCACTGAGTACGTTCGACCTGCTCTGTCGGACAAGCGGGGTTGGTCGCTCATGACTGGGGTGCCCGAGCTCGCCTCTGAGACCTCTCTGCTCTTTTGGGCATTCCAGCGGGGGCAGGACCCGACCAAGACCCAATGGACGTCGTTTCAGAAGCCTGCCTGGGACAATACGATCGTCTTTCCCGGGGGCCGGATGGATCCGGAGATTCTCGAGGCTGAAGACGATCTGACCGAGGACGAGTTCAATCGTCAGTACGGTGGTCAGTTCGTGGAGCGGATCGGCCGGGTCATGACCCAGTGGGACGATGATGTCCACCTGGTCGAAGGTCTGGAGTACGACCCGTCTATGCCTCTCTACGCCGCGTTGGACTATGGCTACGCCAATGACTGGGTCTGGATCTGGATCCAGCAGGACATCTGGGGTCAATGCTACGTGCTGGGTGAGACTCGATGGATCGGCATGGACACTGAGGAAATCTGCCAGGAGATCCTCGAGAACCGTGACAAAGGTGAGGGGATGTGGCCTCTGTTGGAGAAGGTCGCCATCATCTACTGTCCACCAGCGGAGCCCAGTGATACCTCTATCGTGCAGAGGAAGCTGCGTCGTCCGATCAGAACTAACACTGGTGGCGAACTCATCGACCGAATCCGTGACATGAACAACCTGCTGAAGATCAAGACCAGGGAG